GAATTTCGTCCGGTTTCCGTGAGTGCTCCCTGATTTTGTGTCTTTGCAACTGTCTAACACCAGCGTTCATGCGCTTTGGTTTACCTTTGGTTGCGAGTAGACACAACTCTGGGTTTTTACGAGTCCATACACCAACGCCAAGATGGTCTTTTCCGTGTTTGGTTTCCTTCACCCATGTGAAAGCCACTGTTTTGTACTCGAACCCCCAAGCCTTTATTGTATTCAAGGCGTCTTGCATTTGATTGTCAACAATCCATAGGAACAAAATACAATCATCATCTGCGATGTTTGCCACTTCAAGGGCCTCTATATCTGCCTGTGTCATAAGTGGGTAGTGTTGCGAATTACCTTTTTTCTTATCCCGACCAAATTGCGTATTGCTCCCCCAAGGTGGGTCTGCATAAATCACACTATACCTTTTCATATTCTATTCCTCCAACGGTTCAGCGGCTTTTGTCCGCTGTAATAATTTATTAGCTCTGTCAGCTTTAGAGCTAATAAGTAGTTATGTGGATCTGTATAATTCATCAATTTGGGATTATCCCGCCGATTGATTCTGTTGTAAAAAATCAATATTACCACTCTCAAGCCTTTTTGCTTTGTATAATATGCTATCAGTTATTTCTTCGCCTCTTAATTCAGCCATAGCCTTTAGTTTATCTGGTAATGTTTCTGCATCAAGAACCCTTTCTGCTCGAACTGTCTCCCTCGGGACCCTTATAATATTTATAATAACATGCTCGGCTCCGGATGAAAGAAAAGATCTTTTTATTTTTTCTTGTGAGATATCGACAAGATCATCTTGCCAGCCCTTTAATGTCCACTTGACATAGCAGGAACGATATAAGTCTTTACCCATATTCTCCATTGATTTCAGGTACTCATGCAACGGAATAACTTGACTATTGTCAGTATAGTCGACTTTTATGTTTACCATTTCCCTTGCCGGTGTTTTTATGAATTCTGAATGTGTATAACCAGTCCCTTTATCACCTATATGATGGATATAGAAACCTTTTTTCTCAGTCTCTCCATGGTTCATCCTGGTAGGTGACCCTGAATAGAAAAACCCATCGCCCATATCCTGGGGCTTGTGTATATGACCGTAACACACTACGTCTGCATTTAGAGCCTTTAATTGAGTTCTTGATACTTCTATATCGTTGCCGATTAATTGTTGAGTATCAGATATAAATGCTCCGCCTATTTGTCCATGGCCGTTCGCGATATGCGGAACATTTCCAAATTTGGAAGCTACGATTCCGAATGCTGCAAGTATACTCCCCATAGCATTACCTATTGCCTTCTCGGTATCTTTTATGGCCATATCATTTATGAAAAATTGCTTCGTTGGCTGTGGAATCTGGGAGACAATGAAATCAACGCGCTCGCCTTGACCAACAATCTCACACCATACATTTTTGAGCTTATTATATCCGTGTTGCCCAGGCATATCAGAAACCAAGATAGGATATTCCCCACGGCATGCACGCAAGGCAAGAGCTGCTTTCCCATCATGGGAAGGTGTGCCAATGATGATTGCAACCGGTGCAACGTCAAGCATGGATTGAACAATGCTGAATATGCTCCTAGCCGACCTTGAATCAAGATTCAAAAGCCTGGAATCTGTCATATCACCGGATATACAGATCAAGTCCGGATTCTCCTCAACTGCCTTATCGGCGATGAAACGAACGCATTTATAAATTTCATCATGATCTTTTTCTCTGAAATGCCAGTCTGCAGTATGAAACACTTTCATTTTTGATTCCTTTTATTTTATATCGTTCAAATATTTGAAAAAATTGTCTCTCCATGCTTGGTCAATCTCATCAATTTTTGGGGAGCCTTTTTTCTCGAGAGCCCTTGCGTAGTGCGAATAATCTTCACCTTTTTTCTCGCACATTAATTTCAAAACCTTTATCTGATCAGCTATATCAGAATTTTTAAAATCGACAGGACCACCATTGAAATTGTCTATTTCGTTCTCTGGTATAAAATCATGATTGTTATTATTTGGGTTTTCCTGTCCTACGTCTATAACTTCAGATGCGTAATCTGGGTCGTTCTCGATATATGCTATCTGCCCGGTATCTTTCACCCCACCATAGATCATATTTTGTGATTCTGTCAACGATCCAGTTAAGGCTTTTTTGACATCCGGGTGGTTAGGGTTCAGGGCATAATGGACCATTACAAAAGGCATCCCAAGGACTTGATTCTTATTGGAGTATTGGCTTTGAAGACCGAGAACGAATCTGATAACTCTGGCCTTTGCTCCCGACTCGACCAGCATTAATTTGTTTTTTCGCTTCTGGATCATATCACGCCTTACCATTGCTGAAATATATTCTTCTTTGGTTTTGTATTGTTTTTTGGGCCATGGTTGAGTTATCCACGTATTTGAATATTGATCCTCAAGCTCCATTTCTATTATTTCAAGATCAATGTCTTTTTCAGCTTTGTGAAAATATATCTTTCCGTCAGCCTTCCTGACGCCGCCAACCGCCCGAAAAGAACAGTAAAGTTTATCAGTCCTGCCGTCCGTGCGACAAGTGTCAATAGCAGACCATTCGAAACCGGCCGCCGATGCAAGTCTGAGTAATCCATTATAATGAATTCTATATTTTTTCTGCGCACAATATACCTCATCTTCTCTTAGCTCTATGGTCTCCACAACTGGCATATAGAAACTATTTTCCATTGATAGAATCGGTGACGGCATAAATACAAACGCCCCGGCTTTCCTTTCTTTTTCGATCATTTCCTGGATTTTTTTATAATTTGACATTAGCTCTCCTCTTAAACCGGATTTAATCCGGCACATAGTGCAATTAATAAAGTTGCCATAATAAGCAATGACGCGGCTTGGCATAGCATAGTTATAACCATTTTCATAAAACCTCCTTTTAAAATTAATCATATAGTGATTAATACATTGATTTCCCTAACGTGTCAACTGTTTTTATTAAAAATGCATTGACTTTGTTTGATTTTCGTTATATTTTTTATTTTAAAATAAAAAGGAGAAAAAATAATGGCAATAATAAACGGCGTGGAAATGATAAATTTCACGCACAAAGAAATACCACCATACATTGCAAAATATATGAGCCCTAAGATACTTTCATGCATCCAGTGGTATCGAGAAATTCTTGGATGCCCATTCAACATATCGCTGGCTAACGGTGCATTAACTAGATTTGATGGAAGGAAAACATCAGAACATTATGTCATAGTCAATCAAAAATCTGGAGAAATAGAGAAGCCATCAAGAGCTATTGATGGCTTCCCGGATTGCAATGTATTTGAGGCCTGGGGAAAGGCTTTGTCATGCAATATCTTTTCTGGAGTTGGTGTGTATTTCGATACTAAAAATAATCAAGGTGAACCACAACATATGCTTCATCTTGATTTAAGAGAAAAACCGTTAATCTGGTACAGAGACGGAGGCAAATACTTTTACCCCCATAAAGACAAGATGTTCTTTGAAAAGATTTTTAATATTTTTATGACTCACAGGAATTGAATACAATGGAAAGAACAGAATCAGCAATTCATAGAGAAATCAGAACTAAATTGTTTTTGACATGCACCGCATTTGCTAAGAAATATAATATTTCAAGATCGACCGTTTCTGGTTGGGGTAACGGTAAGAAAATATCCCCGAAGCATTGCAAATTGTTGAATGGTTTGGGGATATCTTACAAGACCATTGTTAGTCCAGACGCTACAAATCGAATTTAATTTTGTCTTTACATATTTGATTTAATTAGGCTTTTTAAATCTGCCCGTGATAGTCTTTCTCCTGCAATAGAAAACGCGCCTGCTTTATTCAACGACGATATAATTGCTTTCATAAATTGGTTATCTTGCATAGATCGATTATAAATATCTTCATTTTTCGGACTTGTCGGCATTTCACGTCCTGCCGCTTCGGCAATTTCTGATTCGGTAGGCTTGCGTTCTATTATTTTTTTTGTCATGTTATCAAATTCTTTTATCATTTTTACTCCTATGATTTATAACTATAATTAATTTCTCCCAGCGTATAAGATGGCACACCTGTTACTGTTGTAAGCCTAAACCTATCAAGCATTCCTGGCAAGGCCACAACCCCAGCTGTGTAAAAGTTTATTGCGGTGTTTGACACTCCCAAACCACCAAAGCACGTCCATAGATTCGATGCTGGGTTTAAAAGCCGAAATGTAAAGGCCCCAGATAGGTCGTATCCCACACCAATAGTATGGATGCCAAAACCGTTTGAATAATTAGCGCTAGTTGTACTTCGTTCACCGCTTCCGCTGTATCCAGATGTTATGAAACCAGCGCTCGTACCTAATTGCATCAAAGGGCCACTGCCAGAAACCGTAACTTGACCAAAATTCAATGTTAGCTCACGTATCCCAGGTGGTAGTGATAATATATCGATAGAGGTACTTCCTGCAACGCCTATGGCTGTACCTATCTGCATGGTAAGTGTTTGCATCTGGAAAGGCAGACCAGGGCCCTGGCTTACTGGGACCTGCCCTTCTGACCCAGGGCCAATATCAAGTATATTGCCAGAGGCATCACGACCGATTAAAGCTCCAGCTGTGCCAGCACCAAACAAAGAGGATGCTAACAATATCCATGTACCCGAAACATCTGTTGTTGGATCTATAATCGTAGACGCTGGTCCGTTCGGTGCTGTTGCATAATATATGGATCCGTCTGAGCCTGTCACAATCGCACCAGCTTGATAGTCTGGGGCTACTACTGGCGTACCATCCCATTCCAGGAATGTGCCTTTTTCGTTTATTTCTACAGCAAGAGCCGAAATATACCTGAAAAGCTGATTAAATTGTATCCTTTGCGGGAAAGGGCCGCCAGGTGTAGAATAGCTGATAGGCCATAACTCATCAAGAGTTAGCCCACCGAGACCTACATCTCCAGATTCAGCGAATTTTTGTTTTATAATTCCGTCAATATCACGAGCCATTTTTCACTCCCTATTATAATGTTAGACTTATTGATTGCACATCAAATGATATGCTATTGATTGTTACGCCAGAAATGACTACATCAGATTTTATTTGGGCTATAATTGAGTCATTAGTAGCAATTTCGAATGGCACCGAAAAAGAACGACTAACTTGCGTAGTATCCCTGGGGATGGGAACAATGTATGTAATCAGATCAGTAGCAGATGTTATGTCCCTTATGTTAACAGTAAAACTTCTAGTCGATGTGGAAGTAGGAACAGTGATGGTAATATTAAATGTGCATCTATAAAATCCGCCCTGAAATCCTGATATTGTACCGGCAAGCACATCAGTAATAAGGGTTATTTTTTCGTCACTTTGATAATTTATAAGGTCTTGATATGACGTGGTAAGATCATATGGATCATTAATTATCCTTAATAAGGCAAAAAAAGTTGGGAATGATATTGTATTGCTTATACTAACTAATATTATGCCATCGTCTTCATCTGACGCCATGACAAACCCCAACATAGTAATTATGACTGGCGGTGTATTGGTATATTCGCCAGGCGTGGAATCTGACAAATAAATAGTACCAGAAGAAACGGATGTAGTATTTACTTTATTTACAAGGCCTTCGGTAACGCCTACGCCTTGGCTGCCATTTGTGATCGCATGCGTCGAAAAACATAATACATTGGCATTAGATATAGTATTAGCTTGTGCAAGATCAACCGTCGGCAATCCAGTTGTAGCATCGACCCCTGTTTGGCGTAATGGCTTACCATTTTCTATATCAACCCCAGATAGATTTATTATTCTTATTCTTTGTTCATCTCCGATATTCAGCGTTGTATCATCAATATCATTGTCAGATGTATGTGTATGTGATTCGCTATCATATGATAGCATGCCCTCAACGTGTGGTGGTGTAGGCGTATCCTTATTGAAAACAATAGATTCAATCTCACCACTATTTAAATAATCGCTTATTTTTCTTTGTCCCATTTCATTATCCTTATGACACTAAAAAATTTCCAAAATTATCTATTAAAAAATTCCCGAAATCATCAGTTAAATATTCGTATATTGTAGCATATTCAAGCAGGTCTTCATACCGTCTCACGTACAAAGCCTGGTCAAATCCCAAACCGTTCCCATCAAATCCGAAATTACCCTCAGTATTAGCTATCAACAAGTTCTCTATTCTTACCCCAGATGGCTTAGTGATTAATCCTGAATCTACAATTGCAATTATCATTGAGTCGTCGAGAGAGTTATCAAGCACAACATCAAGGGTCATATTACCATTGTCTATATAGTGGCTAGACCCGAAAGCTCCGCTTATAGTATCATTAAGAGACTGTATGGAGCAATCCGTGATTAACTGCCCACCTCTTACGATCAATAATTTCCTATATGAATCATCATCTATGCCAACCTTGCTCGATGTCCCAGGGGTGAAATTAGCTTGATCAAATCCAAATCCGTTGCCATCGAACCCAAACCACAAAAAATCATCTGGTGCTATCAAAGGTCTTGGGTATTTTAGCCTGTCTCCAATATAATCTAACCACACACCGGTTGCGGTCAATACCGATGATTGAGCCTCTATATCACTAGACGTATCAATCAATTTTTCCTGTATGATAGAATTGATTGAATCTATCAAATTCCTTAATATTGTGCTTCCTCTTGGTTTCCCCTCAAGCAGATCGCTATTATTTAATACGTCCCATGTCATAATAAAACCACGTTTATATCATCAATCGTTAGAAATCGAATTTTTTGATTCAAGTCTGTTTCTATCAGATCAACATCGCCTGGATCTGATTTGTCTTCGAGTGTTAATGAAAAGACAGAATGTCCCGGAACAGAGTTAATAGGAGTGTATAGTCTCGTCTTTTGCAAATCTTCAGATATTTTCATTCCATCAAGCTCAAAAAAACCTGGCCCAGAATCTATCAATGAGATCCCGTTTATATAATTTAGGACTCTATCTTTCAATAATTGCAGGCCATTTGCCGGAAAGCTTAATCCTGGTGTAGTCGTAATTGTTATTTCAATATCAATATATGATGGCCTGAAAAAATTTATATCTGCGTTAGGCGGATCAGAAACAGTTGTCGTTCCTGTTGTGCCTGTTCCACCAGTTTTTTTCAATCGTATTGCATCCGCTATATCTTGGTCAATTCCACCCTCAACGACCATGGCTATTGAATGCGGATCTATATCTATATTCTGGATTGTTATTACTGCATCAGTATCGTTTTCAACTCCGATTACTTCAGTAACGTTATCTTTTTCTGATATCCCGGATATAATAGAATCAAGGACAGAAAGCGCATTTTTGAATAATTCGACAAAATATCTTTGACGATATGCAGTATCTGATTCTATGTTTCTTCCCGTCGCGCCATCGACTATATTTGTTACGGTCTCCCATCCTGGGACAACGTCAACGACACTATTCAATTGACCTGCAAGGAGCACTATGGGTCCTGTATTTAATGCCGACATTGTAGCCGAAGCCACCCCAAAAGCATCCAACTGCGTCGCATCGTTGAGCGAGTACAAGTCCCCTGCATCGCTCCTCGATCTTGATCCTTGTGGGATTGTTGTCCCAGGAGTGCCTCCGAGCGTGACTGTAACAATCGTGCTTGTAGCAATATTTTTGTTTATCCCGAGTATGGCAGCAAGCCCTTCAAGTTGCGAATTGAACGCCCTGAAAATATTGATTGCACCTGCAACGCTCACAACTGCATCATCAGACTGGGACATGGACAGAGCAAGATTATCGACAAATTGACCTTGTGGAGATTTTGCGCTCAAATCTATATTGGACCCGAAGGCAGAAGAGAATGCAGATCTTAATAGGGTTTGATATTCTGACAATGTTGTTGGTATTATCCCGGTTGCATCTATAATCGCCATTATATACTGACCTCCAATTGACCAAAGATTGATCTTATCTTGACGCTGTATTTGAACTCTCTCGTATCCCTGTCAAGTGTTGCTGACACCTCTCCAAGGCTGTTAACTTCAGGTTCTTTTAATATTTCAGCGTTTAAAACCGATGCAGCCAACCCAGGATCAATTGGCTTCTTTATGATTTCTTCAAAATACGGAACGCCTGCCGTGGTATCAAGAAAGTATTTACCCTTAAACAATTGTAATCTCTGATCAATATTTTCAGACAGAGACTCGATGCCTTCAATTATTTTTATATTTCCCATAGGATCCAAAACAGGTTCATTGTCTTTAAAATAAAGTGTCCTCATTATTGCGCCACCCCTGTATTTTGCTGTGTGTCTCCGTCAGAATCTGGACCTTGCGTATGAATATGTGTGTTGCTGTCTGATCCGCTAAAAACATTATCGCCTGTGATAATCCCTGTTATATTTAGATTGCCTGTAATATCCGTGTCGGTATCAAGGATTATCTTTGATGTTGACTTGATTTTTATCGTGCCATTTTCAACATAAATATAATTTGACCCATCTTCAGATTGCATTGACATTCCGGATTGTGTTGCGGGAGATATTGACAATGCTCCATACGACGGTATAACGTGAGCGTCTTCCTTCTCAAAAACTCCGTTCCCTGGATCTTCCTGGGAAAATGTTTGTTTGAATCTTGTTATTCCACGTTGGGAAAATTTTATCTCAACTGGTGTGCCTGCCGGAAGAGGTGATATCAGTGTGAACCCTCCGCCTGAAGGCCATATGACAGGAACATTGATTATAGAAGATTGTTGAGCCGTTGTCCCATCTGTTAATCTAATGTTGATTGCAGGTTTAACCCTGCATCTTTTTTTTGATTGATCATAAGTTTCGATTATTCCTGGAATAGAAATAAAAAGCGTCTTAAGCAATTGATCAAAAACAAACTGCAAAGCGTCTGTTAAATTTGAATAGTCTTTTTCTATATTAAGATTGCTCAAGTTCTGTGCAAAGCCCCTCTGTTACAAATTCACCATCTCTGTTATCACCCTTATGCAATATCTGTATCACTTTATATATTCCGTTGACAAGTCTTGATCCAATTTTTATTCTCTCATTCAAGACAATTCTCCCATTCAAAACCGACCTGAACTTGACACCTTTTTCTGTTATAGATGCAGATCCAATCAACCCTGTTTCCTGAGTCAACAACACGACGTTATCGAAGGCTCTTTTCCCTTTTGAAAATTTTATCAAATTGTCGGTCTCAAACCATTGAACTTTCAACGGGTTCAAAATTTTATCTAAAAGGATGCTTGTTTTTCCGGAAAAAGAAAAATCATACAAAAACGCATCTGATGGTATCTGATCAATATCTGTTGCGTCGATATTAAACGTCGGCACAGCGTCTCTTACAATCTGCCTTACTGAAACTTGGCCAGAATAGCCATTGTTAAAAACTGCCTGACTCAATTTGGTTAAATTGCCACCAAGGATTATGGTTGTAATTCTGTCAACTTGTGAGCGGTCTCTTTCGACTCGTCTGATGTCTCCGTCATGTATAAGCACAGGCCTATTGTCATATCCGGCAAAAACTCTTATCCGCACACCTTTTTCTCTGATCTGGTTTTCGGTAGCATCGGATAAATTATATATGCTTAAAGATCCTTCATTCGGTTTTGCAGAAATAAGCTTTTTAATTTCTATCGCCATAAAAAGATTTTCGATCGACAAAGCTGTGCTGTCTTCCTGGCCGATAACAACCCGTATTATGCGTTTATAGATCCTCAATGCCAACCTCTTGTGATTCTTCTGGCGTTAAGTATAATAACTGGTGAGTATTTCCCCATGGAGAATCTTTTCCCGGTTCTGAAGTTTTTTCTATCGATGGAACGCAAATAATTTCCCCGATAAAATCAGATGAAATGCTTTTCAATATTGGCGATCCATTGTTGATTCTATACCCTGATACTATTTTTGTTCCTGTCGAAAATTGCATAGAAAAAAACCAACCGTCACCTATATCCTGATACCATGCTTTCACATCAACTTCCTGACCGTCTAAAACAGTCCTGAAAATTTGGGAAAAATCATTTGTTAATGGTAAGATTTGCATTAAAATAGCCCCGATATACCGGACACAACATCTTGCAAAATAGTTGTCTGACTTCCTGATGGTTGTTCGGACTGTTTTGTTCCGCCGTTTATATCAGATCCTTTAGTTGCTGCTGGACCCGATAATTTTGCAGGCGCAAGCTGGACGATTTCTGTCTCCGCGAATACCTGCTGATCTAATGTTATTGTAAAAAACAGAGCCTGACCTGTATCTGAATTGATCGTTGAATCAATATTTGTGACCATCATATTTTCATACAAGCCAAGGAGAGTAACGACGGTCACAACCTCGCCGCTATTTTTCAACTCTCTTAATCTTCCCCACGCTTCCTTTGATCTTGTCTTGTCCTGGATATTGACAAGCCCTGCGAATAATGGCTTAAGATTTGAAACAAGTCCTCTTAATACAAGCTTTTCATCTTCTACCACAAAATTGTCGGATCTCGTCGATCCATCCTCAACCGGATATTTAGTTTTTGTAACTGATAAACTGTGGTTTTCCTCGGAATAGATATCTACAACACCGGATAAAGCATCGATGTCAGTAGACCCACTGCTGAATATCCCGAAATTTATATTACCGACAATGTCTGAAATGTTTGAATTAAAAAACATATTATCCTATCTATCTATTTTAGAATCGAAATCCTCGACCGTATTTTTTAATTGATCACTCAAAGCTGAATTTATATTCTGAGCAATCTCTTTTGAGTCACCACCTCTTGCGTCAATTTTAATATCACCAACGCTCATGTTTGTTGATCTGCTTACCATCCGGTTGCTTCTTGACAACAAAGGGCTTGCAGGGGATGGTGCGCCAACCGGCAAGGGCTCTAATGTTTGCGAGTTAATGCCGCCACCCATGCCAAAAAATTCACCTATTTTACCACCTATTGCTGGCAATTTTTTGATAGCGTTCGTTACAGATTCGATAGGATTCAGAAGCAAATCAATAATACCATCGCCAATTTTTGTAAGCCACTCCCACCACATTTTGAAACCCTCAACAGTTTCATACAACATATACCCAAGAAATTCACCGAGTTGACGGAATGCCGCCTCTATCCGTGGGAAATCTTTTAAAAAATCACCTATAGCTGACTGTGAGCCGGAGAAAAAAGCATACAAGTCTTCCATCAATACAGAAAGAGCGATTCCGGCTGCCCCGAGAATTAGAGGCACAGCCGTGAATGGAGCAAAAGCGATCAACCATGCGGCAGCGGCTTTTATGCCCATTGCAACATAAGCAGATGCAACGGCTGCAATTATGCCAATTATAGAAAGCAATATTTGCTTATGCTGTTTGAAATAAGATATACCATTTGCAATCAACTTGAAAAAATCTGCAACCGGTTTAAATAAAAGGCCACCAATCTCAAATTTAATTGAATTTATAGCCTGTGCAATATTGGTCATACCATCCACAAACTCAGCCGCCTTGACTGCATCCTGCCTGGAAAGAACACCAAGTTTTGCAGCCTCCATTCTGAGCCTTGCGATTTCATCGGGTGCCGTTTGCAACAACCTTATTGTACCTTTGTCAATGCCCATCTTCATCGCAAGGTCGAATTGTTGAGCATTTGACATTGTCGAGAATTTTTTATTAAGATCAACCAATAACTCATCAGGGGTCTTGGTTTGCCCGTTGGATTTTTTCACAGATAGGCCATAATCTTCAAAAGCAAGTTTTGCGGCTCCGGTCCCTCTCTCTACCTCACCGATAGATTTATTAAGATTTGACAAAGAAGCCCTAAGACCTTCAATTGTTCCGCCCTGTCTCTGAGTAGCAAACTCAAGCTCTCCAAGAGTCTCAATGACAAGACCATTGGCGTCAGCCCATTTTAAGGTTTCATCGGCGCTTTCTGCAATGGCATTTAGAAAATATGTACCACCAAGGATTGCTCCTACGCCTGCGGCAATCTTGATAGCACTAGCTTTAAAATCAGCCAAACCTTTTTCGGCTTTATTCAATCCGGATTTATCAGTTTCAAAACCGAATCTGGTTATCAGCGTATCAAGAATTGTTGCCATTATTTGCGTTCCTTTTCCTGGGCCTTCATAGCTCTGTATTCATTTTCATTTTTTATTATG